CGCGGACGCGTCATCGTCGACATAATTGAGATGGCTGGTTTCACTGAAAGGATCACACGCATAAACAGCAACCAGTGGTGTACCATCAGAATGCGCACCGGCATCTTCGATCTGGTAACAGCACTGTGGCTCAAGAATTTCGTTGAGTTCCCACCGACGGAAAAGCCCGGGAAGACGACGCAAGGATGCGGACGACATATTGCAGTTTTTCATAGGTTTGCCTTTCTGATGCCCTCGTTTTGGTTCGGACTCTGAATGGTAAAAGCCAGTCGCTGGGCCAGTTCGGGACAGGCCACTCGAAGATTTTCGCGCAGTCATTGTCCGCCCTCCTCGCGCTCCAGCGTCACCTTGAGCGCGCCCACCTTCACGGTGCGCGCGGGCTCGAAGCCCTTGCGCCAGGCCTCGGGCAGCGCGGTGTATTTGCGCTCCGGGACGGTCAGCTTGGTGTCGATGAATTCGGCCGGGTCGTCGCCGCTGTCGGAAATGCTCCGGGCAATCTGCGCCAGCTTCTCCTGATCCCAGTCGATGCGCTTGGGCAGGTCGGCCACGACGGTGTAATCGCCATCAACGAGGCGCACCGTGCCGGTGTCCTTGCCGCAGGCACGACGGGCCTCGGCCGCGCGGGTGGCGTAGCGGACCTCAAGGGCCGTGTTGAACCGCGCGGTGGCGGCCTTCAGCTGCTTGCCGGCATGGTCAAGTTCGCCTTGCAGGGCGGCCAGTAGTTCCACTGGCATCTGCGCCAACTCGCCCGTCGGCATCTTGAGCATGTCATCCACGCTCGGGGTGTTTTGAGGATAGGTCATTGGGTCTCCTTTCTGGGGGGTCTGGGTCAGGCAGCTTCCGCCAACTGCGCGACAGCTCTTGCCGTGCGGGATGTCTTGGGACGAGCGATGGCCAGATAGGCAAAGCGGTCTGGCCCCAGCCGTTGCTGGACGAGGTGAACGAGACCCGCCGTTTCGCTCCAGAAGGCACGGTCGCGCAGACACGCCAGCTCGGCGCGGGCATTCGGGTCCAAATCTGACGTGACCTTGTCGGCATCCACCGCGAGATGACCGCGGTGATATTCCAGACGGGCGCCCGGCAAGGCCTGCGAAAGCCAAGCACTGTATTGAAGTTCCGTCAGAGGCCGAAAAGCGTGCGATGCAACGATATGGGAATGCTTCATCTCGCATCCCCTACCGAAACCGCGTCCTCCTCTGTGGAACGCAGAGCAATGTCCTTCGGGGTCTCTTCAAAATCAGAATCGATATGTTGAACCGGACCGATTTGGGAAGTTTTGAGGCGAATTTGCCGCTCTTCAAAAGCTTCCACATCTTCAAGCCGATAGATAACGCGACCGCCGAGCTTGATGAATTTCGGGCCTTCGCCCGTCCACCGCCAACGCTCCAGCGTACGGTGTGAACAATTCCAGCGAGCTGCTAGCTCAATCTGGGAAAGGTGCCTGATCGCCATGTGAACCTCCTTGGGATTTCCGCGAACACTTGCGGAATCACTATGGCGGAGGGCGTGGGAGGCACCATGGAGGCAGATGGGAGGCAAACCGGGAGGCAACGAAGATTTCTGACTGACAATGCAGAAAGGCCGCCCAGAAGGACGGCCTTTCAATGGAACTAAGGGATGCAAAATCAGGGATCGATCCAGCAATTCCCATCATCGAACTTGATGAAGCGCTGCCAGTCGGTGCGGCGACCGAAGGCTTTTTTCAGCGTGTTCACCTTGCCTTTATAGCTCGCCTCCTCAAGGACGTATGCCACACGTAGGTATGGCGATTTGGCCTCATAGGCTGCGAATAGCAGTTGCAATAGCAGGCGCTGCTTGTCCCCGCTGAAGGTCAGGGTTTCGCCGCGATGCCAGACGATCCCGCAATCTTCCGAGTGATCGATGGGGAATTTTCGCTGGACCTGCCCCGGAAACACCCGCGCGCCGAGCGCGTGCGGCGAGATCGCGAGTTTGCCAGCGGATTCGACCACATCAGAAACGCTGACAACCACGTTGCGTCTGTTCGCTGTGATCGGAATGCGATCACCGCGGGTCGAGGTCAGAACCACACGGGCCTCGTCGGGCGGCCTACGTTCGAAAAGGGCATCAAGACTGCTCCAAACCTCAGGGGCAGCAAGCCGTCGAGCGAACCAGACCGGCACCGGCGATTTTGCCCCCTTGAGCTGGATGGTCCCCATGTCCCACGCGATGTCATCAATCAACTGGAGGGGGCGTGCGGGCGCGGTACGGTCGAAATTGACCAGCAGTTTGGCAAAGATCAGCCTGTAATCGACTGCCAGAGCAGCGATCTCAGCGGCATCGACCGCGACCCACCGGCCCACGCTATTGGTGTAGCCGTACTGCCTGCGCTCGGCGCACCAATCCGCCGGAATGGGCTCATCTTCGAAGTTGTCCATCGCAGTGACGACCGGGATATGCCCGGACGCCACCAGAAGCCTGGCCCCGAGCAACTCATCTGTTGCCCGAGGCGCCACGTGCCGCAAGGTCGCTGCCTGCACCTTTACGGTGCGGGTTTCCATCACCCGCAGCAGCAAATCTACCGCCTGCTTAGTCAACGAGGTCACCAAGGTCGGCGGTGTCCGTCAGGATGCCCCAGCGACGAAGATATTTCTCGCCGATCAGTCGCTCGTGCGGCGTCATGTCCTTCAGGTCGCACCCATGCGGCATCGTCACCGTAAGCGTCAGGGATTTACCCCGCCCGCCGCCCGGGCCGGGATGGAATTTGATCGTAAACCGGGCCCGGGTGACAATCCATTCGGGCGCCTCCGACGCGCTAGCCAAGACATGTCCAGTGCTACCGATGTCGAGTTCGATGCGCTCTTCAGCCATTTCCCAGATAGACCGCTCGGCCCCCGACATGGATTCAAGCGTGATCCGTTCGTTGCGCTCGCCCACATCCATGAATCGCAGCTCCTTGACGGTCACCTCTTTAATCCCGTCCTCCACGTCGGTCGGGAAGTCGAAGGGCTTCAGCAATATGCTGAGATCATATTCCCGAAGCGGGATGGGCTTTTCCTTGAAATCGATACCGAGCAGGTCCCGCGCCATATAGGCCGTCAGATCCCGCCGGTCCTCCAGCGTGTTGGCCACCACCTCGATGACGCCGGTGTCCGCCTCGTAGGTTAGCGCCGCCTCGAACACCGGCTTCACGATACGCCGCGACAGTGTGCTGTTCGCATCGAATCCCAGCATGTCCTCTGGCCGCCCCTCGCGGTAGACCGCGACCTGCACGAGATCGCATTCCTGATCCGCGAGGATCACGCGGTGCCGGTCGAAAATGTCGACATGCACATGCGGGGTGTCAAAGCGGTCGCGGATTGCCTTGGTAAAGGCCCCAACGGAGACAGGATCGCGGCGAACCGTGCGGTCTTTCTCGACTTCGAACCCGTTCCAAGAACGCCCCCGGCGCCGTTCATCGTTATAGCGCACCTCTTCCGCGAGGCGAAAACGATCATTCTCGTTCAGGAAAACCCAGAGCGAACGGTTGTTGGCCCCTTCCAGCGTATCGAAGACCGCACGGTTCAGAGCGACGTTCTGCAACGCATTTTGGCCGGGTTCATCGGCGAGAGCCGCGACACGACCTGCGTCGAGAACGACACGCTGCCTTTCGTCATCCTTCATGCCATCGACCGCCTTGATCAGCGGTTCGACGACGTCGGCCTCTGGCTTGGTCCAATCGACGGGAGCGAGCGAAGTGAACCCGCCGGAGGTGAAATACTCCTTCAGGCGAAGAACGGGGGTCTTGCGGAAGAAAGCGGAGATGGCAGTCATGGGAGACCTTTCGTGACCGGAGCGGAGAGAATATGCGCATCACGACACGCAGATGTTCGACATATACCGAACAAATCGCCAAGTCCACTTGCGCGGCACATTTTTGTTCGCCATAGCGAATGCGCTTCCTGAACCCAAGGAAAACAAGGATCAAACCATGACCACGTCCCTCGGCGCGAAGATCAGGCGCCACCGCCAAGAAAAGGAATACTCCCTGGATAAGCTCGCCGAACTGACCGACTCGAGCAAGAGCTACATCTGGGAGTTGGAAAACCGCGACACCCGTAAGCCGTCAGGCGCAAAACTGACCCGCATCGCCCAAGCCCTTGAGGTCACCACCGATTACCTGCTCAACGACAGCGAGGAGCCCAGTGACCAGGTTCTGAAGGAAGCCTTTTTTCGCAAGTTCAGCAAGCTTGCCCCCGCAGACCAGGAAAAGATCAACCAGATGATCGACATGTGGGGAAAGAAGGATTGAGCTTGCCCACGACGCCACAGGGTTGGGCCATCCGACTGACGCAGATCCTGGCGCTGCATCAGGCAGCGCACGGGCTCCAGCGTTTCCCTATCGACGTGGCGGCACTGGCGCAGGATTTCTCGCGGCAGGTCTTTCCCGACGCGCCGATCACGATGGTCGGCGGGCTGGACCTGTCGAAGGGCGTCGAGGGTATGCTGATGCCGCACCCGAACGGCTCGGGCGAGTGGGGCATCATTTACAATGAAAGCATCCGCTCGCGAGGGCGGCGCAATTTTACGCTAGCCCATGAGCTCGGCCATTACCTGCTGCACCGCCAAGCCTACCCCAGCGGCTTGGAATGCACCAACCGCAACATGGCCGACTGGGACGAAAAGCTGACCCTGATCGAAGGCGAGGCGAATACCTTTGCCTCCTACCTGCTGATGCCGCTGGATGACTTCCGCGCCCAGATCAAGGGACGGACGATCGACATCGACGTGATGACCGAACTGGCCGACCGTTATGCAGTGTCGCTGACCGCGGCCATCCTGAAGTGGATGACCATCACCGACAAGCGCGCCATGATCGTCGTTGGCAAGGAAGGCTTCATTGACTGGGCATGGTCCAGCGAGCCGCTGTTGAAATCCGGCGTTTTCTACCGTGCACGGCAGGAAGTGACCGAGTTGCCAGCAGCGTCTCTGGCCGCGCAAGAAGTTGACTGGGATACTGGTCGCCATGGTCACCTCCATCCGGCAGGTGTCTGGCTGGGCTGCGAGCCGGTGCGCGAAATGACCGTGTTCTCGCCCGGCAACGAGATGTCGATTTCGCTGCTGCTCTATCCCGACCGCACGCCATCACGGTGGGAAATGGCCGAACTAGAGGAAGAGCCAGAACTCGATACGTTCGACAAGTTCATGGGCAAAGAAGCGCGCTGATTCGCGTCTGGAAGAGGCTACGACGCCCATTGAGGGAACGCAGCGCGTGCGCAGATTTTCGCGGCGCTGCGAACACGTCGACACTAACCACAAAATATTGAAAAGCTTGTGTTTTCCTGATTTCGCGATACCTTTTGGCAATCATCCCAGTCGCAAAAAGTCGCCATGTCACACGTACCAGAAACCCCGATTTCGGGGCCCAATCCCCTATGCCCTGAGCGCATGTCATCAGAGGCGCGCCTTGCCGAGATCGGCCGCATCCTGGCCGCTGGGGTCATGCGGCTGAACGCTGCACAGTCCAGCGGTTTATCTGCCGAGAATGGAGACAGTTTCGTGGACTTCTCGCCCCGAAAGAGCGGTGATCGTCGTGCAAAACGTTTGCCGCATCGGAGGAATTGATGAAACATCACAATAGGATAACGCCCGCCCAACCAGGTCATGATCCAAGCCTGGATCGGACGGTGCTATCGCGCCTGGCCGCCCTGAAGGCGATGTCGGTCAAGGAGCTGAAACTCGAATGGGAAAAGCTCATCGGCACCTCGGCACCGAACAACAGCCGGGCGTTTCTCGAACTGCGGATCGCCTATCGGCTTCAGGAACTGACCTATGGCGGCCCCGACCGGGACACCCGTCACATGCTGGAACTTCTGGCCGACGAGGTCGAAGGGCACGCCCGGCGCAAGCATCAGATCGCCGACCCCCGCAATCCGGTGACGGGCACGAAGCTGCTGCGCGAATGGGACGGCGTCGAGCACACCGTTACCGTTCTGAAAGATGGCTTCGATTGGCAGGGTCGGAAGTTCAAATCTCTCTCCGCCGTCGCCCGCGAAATCACTGGCACCCGCTGGAACGGCTATCGCTTCTTTGGCCTGCGCGAGCGGAAACGGGAGGAGGCATGATGCAAATGGACAGTCGCCCGAACCGCCGTCTGCGCTGCGCCATATACACCCGCAAGTCGAGCGAGGAAGGGCTCGACATGGAATTCAACAGCCTCGACGCGCAGCGGGAGGCCTGCGAGGCATACATCGCCAGCCAGAAATCCGAGGGATGGGTCGCCACGCGCGAACGTTACGACGATGGCGGGTTCTCGGGGGGTAATCTGGACCGGCCCGGCCTGAAGCAGTTGCTGGCAGACATCGACGATGGGCTGATCGACGTCGTGGTGGTCTACAAGATCGACCGCTTGTCGCGCTCGTTGATGGATTTTTCCAAGCTGGTCGAGGTGTTCGACCGCAACGGCGTGACCTTCGTCTCGGTGACGCAGTCCTTCAACACAACCACATCCATGGGACGGCTGACGCTGAACATCTTGCTGTCGTTTGCCCAATTTGAACGCGAGGTCATCGGCGAACGCATCCGCGACAAGGTGGCCGCGTCGCGCAAGCGCGGCATCTGGATGGGGGGCTACGTGCCCTTGGGGTACGATGTGCAGGATCGCAAGCTGGTGGTTAACGAGGCCGAGGCCGCCTCCGTGCGCGGGATCTTCAAAAGGTTTATCGAGTTGGGTTCCGCCACTATGCTGGCGCGGGAACTACGCCGCGAGGGTTTCCGCAACAAGCAGGGCACGCTGATCGACAAGGGCTACCTTTACCGCCTTCTGAACAACCGCGTGTATCGGGGCGAGGCCTTGCACAAGGGCAAAGCCTATCCTGGCGAGCATGACGCCATCATCGATGTGGACCTTTGGGATCAGGTCCATGCCATCCTGCAGGAAAGCCCCCGCAAGCGGGCCAACAACAGCCGTGCGCAAACCCCCGCGCTCTTGAAGGGGCTGATCTTCAGCGAAAATGGCGCCGCCATGACGCCGACCAGTACGAAGAAGGGGGCCAAGCTCTACCGGTATTACGTGTCCATGGACGTGATCCGGAACCGCGAGACCGGCGAGGAAACCGCGCCGATGCGGCTGGCCGCGGGCATGGTCGAGGACGCCGTCGTGTCCGAAGTTCGGCGCATCCTGCAAACACCAGAGGTCGTCACACAGGTGCTGACCGCCCTGAAACGCGGCGGCGATGGGGCATCCGAGGCGGATGCCATCGCTGCGCTGCACGAGTTCAACGCGCTCTGGTCTCAACTCTTCCCGGCAGAGCAGGCCCGCATCATCCAGTTACTGGTGCGGCGCGTCACGGTCACCGCCGCCGGGCTGCAGGTCGACATTCGGCGCGAAGGAATTACGGGCGTGGTCCGCGAGATGGTCGCGCCGCGTAGAGTAGAGGCAGCGGAATGA